ACGCCAGCCCGACGCAGCTCTTCGTATTCGCCATCGAGCATCGAGCGGATTTTGAGGGCCGCCTGTTGTTCAGTTTCGTTGAGCGCGCGGAACTCATTGCTGCCCGTGCCCATGCGCAGCGCCTTGAGGATGCGCGCGTGCGAGAGCGGCTGCGGACCGGGCTTGATGTTCTCGAACCAGCGGCGGAAGTTGCCGGGGCTGTCCGGCAGCGTGTTGAGGATGTCGCGCAAGGTGAAGACGCGGTCGCCGAGAGCGACGGCGTGGTCGATGTAATGACTCTTGTGCCATGCGGCGATGGACTTCAGGCCCGCGTTTTCCATGCGCGTCGAGTTGGCCCGCAGCACCGCCGTGAAGAAGTTGCGGAAGCTGTTGTAGGCCTTGCCCGCCTGAATGCGGCGCTGGCGCGCAGCAGCCACAAGGGTCTCGGTGAACTCGGGCGGAGCCTTGGCAGCGTCGAGATGGTTGACGACGTCGGCCATGAGGCGGCCATCGACGACACGGTCTTCCATGACCATGCGGATGACATCGCCGTTCGGAGCCGGGATGTTCTCGACCAGCGAGGCGTAGAGCAGCGGCTCGGTCTCATCGAAGGCGGAGGCCTCGACCGACTTGACCTTGTTGCTTGCTGGCACGCGCTGACCTGAAACAGGGTCGACATGGTCGATCAGCACGAGGCCTTCGTGGAAGACTTGGCCAACGTCCGGCACCGTGTTCGGGAAGGTCGCGACGATGGAGTCGTAGCCGCGCTTGCCAAGGGTGTCGGCGATGATCGAGGTCGCTTGGGTGGGGTGCATCTTGCCGTCGGCACCCTGCACCAGCAGGTTCGCAAGACGACCGTGCAGCTCCATGCCGTTGAGACCCTCGTCAGGGATCGAGGTGATCCAGAGTTGGGCGTCGCGGAAGTTGACCTTTCCGGCTTCTTCGAGATCGGCGATCAGGTCGAGGAGGAAGCTGCTCTCGCGCGTGTAGGTGGCAGTCGGGCGGAAGTCCGCCGGATTGCTGGCGCGCACAACAAGGCCCATGACTTTCGGCGCATTCGTGAGGCCAAGGCCCTCAAGGTCAGCGAGAAGGAACCGCTCGGCTTCGCGCAGGCTGGCGATGTCGCGGTCAAAGTCTTCTGCGGTCTTCTTGGGGGCCGAGCGGACCTCGGCGTCTTGGACAGCCAGCATCGCGCGCTTGCGGGTCATCGTGCCGATGTCACGGCGGATGTTTGCGATGAGCGCGATGTTCTCAATGGCCTCGTCGTAGTCGGCGGGATCAAGGCGACCTTCTTCGCGCAGCACCCGCGCGCGGGTCATCATGGCGTCGTAGGTCGAGTTGTTGGCGTAGACCTTGTTGGCAACCATCTGGTTGGTGGTGACGTAGACACCGCGACCATAGTCGCCACGGCCCGGCTGCATCACAGCATCCGGCGAGGACAGCACGTCGCCGTTCGGGGTGCCATGGTAGTAGACGCGGATGTTGCCATCAGCGTCGATGCCGAGGCCATTGTTGGCGAACTCGGTCATGCGGATTTTCCGCTCCATCGACATGGAGCGCATCAGGTCGCCGTAGTAGGCAGCCGCATACTCGGGAGCCACGCCGCCGGTGCGGGGGTCAGCATCGAGCAGGCGGCGAGCGCCGTCAAAGAGATCGCCGTAGCCGTCGATGCGGCGGAACATCTGCTTGAGCGTCTTGCGACCCAGCAGGCCGTTCACGAGGTAGGCAACCGCGTCGATCATGCGGTTGGCCAGCATGACCAGCGTGGAGCGCGCGGACAGTTCGCGCATGTCACGACCCTCGCGGATAGCGAAGAGGTCGCCCTTGGCCACCTTGCCCATCGAGTAGATGGCACCCTGCTCGGCGAACCACTCTTCAGCCAGCTCGTCGATCTTGTTTGGACTGAGGTCATCAACCGTGGTCGACGGAGCGTAGAGGGCCATGCGCTTCGCGGCAACGCGCTCGCCATTGCGAGCGGCTTCGAGGAACTGTTCGCGGATCAGGGCGAAGTCGTCGTTGTCGAAGATGCCGGAACGCAGCGCGAGGTGGTGGACCTCGTGCATCACGTCGAACGGATCGGAAACATCCTTGGTCAGACCGATGGCCGTCTTGCGCAGGCTGGAGCGCAGCGAGGAGAAGCCCTCACCACGGAAGTCAGCGAAGGCGGCGGTCGCACCCGGAGGCAGCGGCTTGTTGGCCAGACGGTAGACGTCGCCGGTCGTGATAATCGACGTGTTATCGAGGGCGTTGCGGACCGCCTTGCCCTTCAGGTTGAGCGCGCGATAGACCAGCGTGCGCATGGTGTGCTGCACGTCCGGGTCGCGGTGCGACATGAAGGACTGGATTTCGCGCACGACGGTGGGAGCGCCGGGCACGATGCCGTCGCCGACATTGCCAACCGATTGCGCGTATTCGCGGTTGATGGCGTCGTTGAGGTGAGTTGAGAGCGAGGCGCGCAAGACCGGCAGGCCAGCCTTCTTACGGCGGCGGTTCTCGCCACGACGCCAGACCTCATACATGATCTGCTGGACGCGCTCGGGGTCGCCATCTTCCAGCGACTTGAGCAGCATGGCGTCAAGGTCACGGCCGGTGCGGATGTCCTCGGGCACCTTCATGGCGGCGAAGCCCGGATCGGGTTCAGCGCGCATCCGGCGCGTGAGTTCCTGCGCGACAGCCGAACGCTCGTCCCGCTTGCCAGCGTAGAAGCGCTTGATGAGGTCTTCGTAGGGCAGGTCGGGAAGGGCCTGCGTCTTGGTTGGAGCCGGGCCAGCCTTGGCCTTCGGAGCGTCCTCGCGCTTGGCAGCCGGACTCTGCGTATACTTTTCGGCTTCGGCGACCGCCTTCTTCTCGGCCTTGGCCACCTTCTCCTTGGCTACGCGAACGCGCTCGGTCGAGCGCGGGGTGTTGCGGAACTGCTTGCCAGCGCGGTAGGCGTTGGGCAGCTCCTTGCGCGTGAAGGCCATGCTCCGCCCCTCGGCCTTGCTCAGGGCCATGTTGAGGCGGTAGCTGGTGAAGACCACGGCGTTGTCGATGGACGTGTCGGTGCCGTCATCGAAGATAGCCTTGATCGCATCGAAGACACGAGTCGGGTCCGTCTTGGCCGGGCCAGCTTCAGGGTCGTTCTTCGACAGCCAGATCGAGGCGGCATCGAACTCTTCGTCGAGCGCATCGTCGTAGTCGCGGCCATCGACACGCGAAGCCCACGTCGCAAGGAAGTCTTCGTCCGGCTTGGCTTCGAGTGCGTCGCTGATCTTGTAGGCAGCGTCACGCAGGATTTTGGCGATGTCGCCACGGCCCTCGCCCGCCGGGATGCGGGCGTCGCCGCGCATCGGCGCGAAGGTGTTGCGGATTGCGGTCAGCTTGAAGAGGAACTCGGCAAGGTCTTGCGCGGTCGCAATGGCCGTCTCGACTTCGTAGTTGCTGAGTGCGCGGGTCAGGTCGTCGTGCAGCGAATTGACGAGGTTGAGGTGGCCGACGATGTAGCGCGACTGCGCGTTGGAGAACGCGCCGTGCGGCTTGAGCGCGCCGAAGCGAGCAGCCTCAGCCGGATCAGGAATGATCTTGGCGAAGAGCGGTTCAAGCTCGGGGTCGATAAAGTCCTTGGCCGCAAAGCGGTTAAAGATGTCGACCATGTAGGCCCACATCTTCTGCCAGAACGACTTGTCGGCCCAGACGTCCTTGTCGGGACCGCGCATCATCCAAGCCGTGAACTGGTTGGCGAAGTATTCCTGCGGGGAGAGGGTCGCGTTGGTGACAACCTCGGTCGGAGCCGAGCGGCGGCGCACGCCCTGCGCGTCGAAGACGTCGCCCTCGAAGGCGCTCTCGCGCACGCCACGCCAGAAGTTGAGGCGGTCTTCCGGGGTCAGGATGTTGATGTAGGCCCAGTGCGCGACCTCGTGGTAGAGCGCCGCCAACTTGGGGATGCCGCCCTTATTGGCGTTGAGGACGACGCGGTTGAGGCCCCGCTTGTCCGGGTCCGGCGTCCAGCCACGGTAGAAGTTTTCGCCACGGCTGCCGCCGAGATCGGGGGCGAACTTCGAGGACAGGCGGTCGAGGAAGGACTTGGCCGCCGCAATCTCCTTGGGGTCGTGACCAGCGAAGATGGCGTCGATGCGCTCGTTGGCTTCGCGCTTGGCGGCGACGGGCATGTCGATGCCGTTGGGAGCGATGCGTGCCCAGACGCCATAGAGACCTTCGAGGGTCTCGATGGTCGCGTCGATCTTGGTGGCGCTGCGGGTCCACGGCAGGTTTTCGAGATGCGAGATCATCCCGAAGAACTCGTAGAGACTGAACTCGCTATCGCGTGCGACGCGGAAGCCGGGGCCGACTTGCTTGGCTTCGCGCATCAACTGCACGGCAGTCTGGACCGAAGCGAACTCGTCGCTCGACAGCTTGGTGAAGTCGACGTTGGTCCGGCGGGCTTCGTCCAGCGGGATCGGCAGCTTGTCCAGCGGATCGGCGTCGGCAGCAGCAGCGGCAGCGATCTCTTCAGGAGTCGCGGTGCGGAAACCGTCACGCGCCTTGTCGCTGGCAGAGCGGGTGCCCTCAGGAACCGAGCCAACCTCGAAGCTGTTCGGGTCGCTTTTGCCGTAGAGGGCTTCGATGCCGAGACCGGCTTCGCGCTGACGCTGGCTCAGAACGCGGACATCGTTCGGGTTCGTCTTGGAGCGGATGGCGGGGACGCGGCCAGCCTCGACTTCAGGGGTGATGGCTTCGGCGCGAGCGGCTTCAGCCGCGTCGGGCGAGTTGCGTGCCTCGACGCGGTTAGCGCCGCGAACCAGCTCGGCAAACTCATCCGGCGTCAGGTCGCCAGCGAGGAGCTGGCGGGTCCACTCGGCAACCTTGTCGAGGAGGTCGGTGCCGTCGGTGGCCGGAGTAGCTTCAGGAGTGGGGGCGTCTTCGGTCCGCACGAGGCCACGCTCGGCCAGCGTGGTGGTCGGGATCGGGCGCTTGGGGCCACGACCGGACGCGGCCAGCGCGTCGGCTTCCGTGGTGTAGTAGCGCTTGGTGTGCGGCGAGTAGAAGAGGGTAGTGCCGCGCGGCACGTAGCCGGTCTGCTTTTTCGTCTTGCCACGCTTGGTGGTGTAGGTCCGCGACGTGCCGCCGATGACCCCTTCCATCGGCTCGGTGGCGGTCCAGAGAGCAACGGGCTGTGCCTCGGCCTGAACGAGGACGGGCTTGCCGTCAGCGTCGGTGACGATCTTGCCAGCTTCGTCACGCTGCGGGACCATGCGCTCCTTGCTGTTGCGCAGGGCCTCAAGCTCGAAGGCTTCGCGGCTGAGTTGGCCGCGCTGGGGGGCGGTGCCATCGGTGATGGTGCGAGTGGCTTCGCCCGTGACCGGGTCGCGCTCAGTCGCTTGGCCGGAGCGGAGGATTTCCTGCGGGCGACCATTCTCGGCACGGCCAGCAGTAACCGGGCCAGTGGCGAGGGTGTCGACGGCGCGGCCAGTCTGGGAGGCCTTCGGCTTGACCTTCTCGCCGGGCGTCGCGGTCAGGCGGTTGTTCTTGGCGGTGCGCTCGATAGCTTCGGCAGCAGAAGCGTCAGCCCGCGCGGCGGCTGCGGCCGCGTCTGCGGGGGCAGCGCCGCGCGCCAGAGCGCCACGACGGACCAGCGAGCCAAGCAGACCGGACTCTTGGAGTTGCTCGGCCAGCGACTTGCCGCTGGCCATCTCGTTGTTGACTTCGCCCATGCCGCCCGACTTGCTGTTCTTGGCGGCGCGGCGCTTGGCCGCACGGTCGGGAGCCTGCGGCTTGGCCTCGGCGGCACGTTGCGCGGTGATGCGCTCGTAGTCCGCACGCGGCACACCAAGGTCGTTGCCGTAGCGTTCACTGTAGAGCTTGATGATCTCGTCGGCCTTGTCAGGGAACTTGGCGCGAGCCGTCGCCTCGAAGGCGGTGCGGAACTGCTCGACACCACGCACCGGCGCAATGAGGTCGTCGATGATGTCAAAGGCTTCGTCAGCGTCTTCGTCGACGTCGAGCAGATTGTCCGGCAGCGTATAGGGCTTGCGCTCGGGGATCGGCGCGACCTCAGGAGTGGTGCCGGGCGTCTTGGTGCCGAAGTCGGCGGGCTTGGGCGGACCTTCAGCCGGTTCCGGCAGCTTCGGCTCGGGAGCCGGTTCGGCGGTGACGCCCTCGGCGACGGCGGCAGGAGGAGCTTCAGCTTCACCGGCGATGCGCTCGGCTTCGGCCTTGACCAGTTTGATCTCGGCGACGTTCGGGTCGTTGCGAAGACGGCGAGCCAGCGACTCAAGCTCGGCCACGCGGCGCTGGTTTGCGACGCCCTTGGCGCGGGTCTTGGCATCATCCGACTGGAGGAGGATGTCGGTGTTCTTCTTAACATTGTCCCGCAAATCATTGATCTGCTGGAGTTCCGCCATGCGCACGACATTGGCCTGCGCTTGCTTGATGACGGCAGGCGGCGCACCTTCATTGATAAGCTGGTCAAGCTGAGCCTCGGCACGAGCCTTCGCCTCGGCCAGCATGTTGGGGTCGAAGGTGTCAGCTTGCCCACCCGGAACCTGTTCAGCCGGAGCGGCACTCGGGTCGGGGATCGAGGTCGCGGGTTCCGGCGTCGGCGTCGGATAGGGCTGGCCGTCGAGGTTGGCGAGCAGCTCTTGGGCCTGACCGTAGTCGGTCTGGTTGATGACTTGTTCGGGAACGCCCGCTTCGGTGAGTTCGGCGGCGGTGCGGCGCATGCCACGCGACTGGAGGCCAGCGGTCAGGCCGCCGAGAGCGCCACCGAGGATGCCGCCTGCGGCAGCGCCGCCGACGGCGGAGATCGCGCTGCGACCAAAGTCGTATCCGTCTTGGACGCCGATCTCGTTGAAGCGGCTCTGATTGATCGCATCGAGCGCGACTTCGGAGACGGCGTTTTCAGCGGCACCAGCAAGGGCACCAGACTTCGCGCCGCCCTTGATGATCGCGCCAACGCCCTCGCCCGCGCGGGCTGCGCGCCATGCGCCGCCAGCACCCTTGGCCACGGAGAAGGCGTTGAGCGGGTCGATCAGGGTCGAGGCAGCCCAGTCAGTCCAAGCGCCGCCATCGGTGAAGTCGCGGGTCGGGGCGAGTTCGTAGGCGCGCTGAATGCGGCCCATGCGTTCGCGCTGCGCGTCGTCGGTGAACTTGCCGCGCACCCAGTCGGTGACGCCCGCAATCGAGTTGTTATTGATCCACGTCTGGTGCGTGTAGAAGTCGTCGATCAGCTCGTCTTCGGACCAGCTATCGGCATTCTCGCCGTCGGCCTGCCGCTTGCGCATCTCGCGATATTCGCGCTGGAAGCGCGGGTCGCGCAGCAGGGTAGTCGGGTCGACGTTGTCGAGGTAGTCCCCGAGGTCCACCTTGGTGGGATCGCTCAGGGGGCGAGAAGGCGTAAAGGCCACTACGGTTCTCCAGTTTCCGCTTGTGTGCAGACTGGATGCCGGATTGTTTTTGAGTGGTCGTCCCTAGCCGCGCCAGAAATTAGGGTCGTCGAAACTGGAGGTGGTGGGAGCGGTCTTGGCGGAGCCGCTCCAGAAGGACGGGTCATCAAGATCAGCGCCTTGATCTCCGCCAGCCAAGACGAAGTGCCAGTGGTCGCCGGTGGCGTGGGCTGAGCGGCCAGCACCAACTTCGTTCTTGGCCTCGATAATGGTGTAGCCCTGCGCCTCGATCTGGCGGCGGGCCTGCTCGAAGGTCATGCCGGGGATCGGTTTGATGTCGACAGCGCCGTGCGAGCGGGCGTGCCACGAGTTCGGGTTGGCCTTTGAGAGCGGATGGTTGGGGCCACGATAGCCGCTGGTCACGACTGCGCCGGGCAGGATGTCAGGCAAGACGCGACTTGCGTTTACACTACCGGAGGGTGATTTGGGGGTGACTCCTTTTGTCCAGAAGTCTGGGCTGTCGAGGAGGTCGACGTCTTGGCTCCGGCCACCAGTGGCAGCCTTGCCAGTCCAGAAGCCCGGATCATCGAGATCGGCGGTGGTGTTCCCCGCACCACCGCCGCGACGAAGCTGGCCCATGTTCTTGTTGACGTAGTTGCGCGTCTCTTCAGGGAGCGCGCTGAACCAGTTGTTGCCCTGCTGCTCGATGATGCGGCCGACCTTGCCGGGGCCAAGGTTGTAGGCGGCCCAGCCCTTCTGGATGTCGCCGCCGAAGTGGCGGATCATCGCGTCGAGATAGTCGCGACCGACGCGCGCGAGTTCCTCGGGCGAGTTGTCGCGGGCGGGCGTGACGCCGTAGCCGGGGTCGCGCTCGGTGCCCGGCATCACCTGCATGCGGCCACGCGCACCCTTCGGCGACGTGACCCAAGAGCCGTCGGGATTGAAGTCCCGTCCGCCGCTCTCGGTCTGCTCGGTGATGCGATAGATGCTCATGGGCTAGAAGCCCCAGTTCGAGGCCCGGCCCTGACCGCCGTCGCTGAGTTGGCTCTTCTGGGTGGCGGGCTTGGTGTTCCGCTCAAGTTCCGTCTTGGCCGCACGCGCCTCACGCAGCATCGAGGCGAGGCGCGTTTCGGCAGCGACGAGGCGGCGCTGCCGCTCGTTGATGACCGTAGCGAGCATCTGGTTCGGGAACGAACTCGGACCCATTGCGCTGTCCGGCAGCGCCCAGCTCTGGTCGGTCATGTCGCGGCTGATCGCGTTGAAGAACTCGCGCTCCGACTGGACGAACTCGTCGCGGAAGCGCTCGATCCGCAGCGCCCGCTCGACCGGGTTCTGGATTTTTTCGAGAGCGGCGATGGAGGTGCCGACTTCGGAGTAGCGCTTCTCGGTGTCGCGCTGCGCGGCACGCAGGTAGTCTTCGCGACGCTGCGGTTGGCGCGCACCAAGCGTTTGCTCCATCATTTGCTGGCGCTGAGCGTTGGACTGGACCGCGCCGGGGAACGCGCCGGAGAGACGCTGCGCCACCTGCGTGGCGGGGGCGTTTGCAAGGTTCGGATCGCTCGCGACGAACTCGACCATTTCCGGCAGGCGTGCGGGGTCGATGTAGAAGCCACCCATGACGAGCGCTTGGATGGCGTTCTGCGCGTTGGGCGGCACGCCCTTGGCCGACTTGAGGTAGGACTCAATCTGGCTGACGTTCTGCTCGCGTTCCTTGGCAAGAAGCTGCGGGACTTGGCTGCGCAGTTCGCTGGCCTTGCCCTCTGCGGTGGCCGCGACGCGGGTGCGGGCGTTCTCGAACGCACCGTCGATGGCCAGCTTGCGCTGGCCGGGGGTGAGTTCGTTGCCGAAGATGGTGTCGACGTGCTGCGCAATGAGGTCGCGCGCCTTTTCCGGGTTTGCAGACTTGAGGGCGTAACCAATCGCGGGGTCGCTCTGGACCTTGGTGAAGAGGGCGTCGCGCTGGCCAAGGCGATACTTGCTCAGTTCCATGCCGTCGCTGGCGGCCTTCTGCTCAAGCTGCTTCTTGGTCTGTGCCCAGACCGCCTTCACGAGATTGCCGCGCTCGGTCGGGTCCATGCCGGGAGCGAGCTTCTCGGCAACGTCGGCCACGTCCTCGAAGGTCGGAGCGGCGATGCCAAGGTTCTGCACGCCAGACACGACGGTCTGGAACGTCCGCTGGTAGCGGGTGGCGGCAGCCTCGCCGTAGGCCGTCTCGATCATGGACTTAAAGCGATCTGCATACGGCGTCCCGGCCAGCGTCTTGGGCAGGAGATCGCCAAGCTCTTCCTTCTTGCCAACGAGCGGCACGCGCTGGAGGGCGGTCTGAAGGCTGGCGTCGAACTCGTTGCGGTCGGCGTCGTCGAGGAGCTGCGGGATGTTGAGCGACATCAGGCTGCCGCGCGTCTGTTCGATCTCGACGGGATCGGAGAGGCCCATCAGCTTGATGGCGTTATTCACGATCTCGTTGGGATCGCGGATGCCATTGCGGCGCGCTTCGAGGATGAGTTGGCGGCGAGCGTTCTCGTTATCGAGGCGGCCACGGATCGCGGCGGCTTCGCGTTGGGCCATGGCGTTGACGCGGGTGCGCTCGCCTTGGCGGCCGAGTTCCTTGAGGATGTCGTCAGTCGGGAGTGCGCCGCGCAGGTAGTTGGAGCCGTCCGTCATGTTGTCGACGAACATGCGGAAGTCGGCGTAAGACGCCTCGGGGTTCTGGGCCTTGAACTGCGAGAAGGCCTCGGCGATCTTCTGGCGTTCGCCACGAAGACGCTGGCTCTCCTCGCGGGTGCCCTGAAGGAAGTCTGCGGTGAATGCGCCGAACATCTGTTACCACCCATAGTCTGCGAGGCTGCCGCCACCGTTGGGCAGCGGGTTGTAAGGCGGAGTGAAGCCACCACGCATGCCGCCAAGGACATCGCTGATGCTCGGCATACGGCTGCCGCCGCTGCCGCCGAACAGGCTGCCAAGCTCCTTGAAGGCGTTGGTGAAGCCCGCGCCAGCACCGATGGCGGCGAGGCGCGCGGCTTCGTTTGATGCGTTCTCGCGGGCCTGACGGCCACCAAGGATTTTCTCCATGCCGCCCATCGCGCCGGAGAAGAAGCCCGAAGCGGTCGAGAGGTCGGGAAGCTGCCAGTTGGTGCGGGCGTCGAAGCCGTAGGCGGACGGGCCAATGCCTGACTGGAACTGGTAGGCGTCGGTCATGCCGTTGCCGAGGTTCTCGGTCAGGCCGTTGTAGGCCGCCGAGCCGATCTCCATGGGCGAGCGATAGTCATTGCTCGACGAGAAGCGGCGATCCATGACGGTCGAGCCGACGTTGAGCGGGCTGTTGTAGGAACCGGCCGAGCCGACCTGCATGTTGTAGTTGGCGCTGCCGACGTCGAGCGGGCCACGGTAGTCGTTGGCCGACTGGATCGAGCGGTCATAGACGGCGCTGCCGACGTCGCTGAAGGAGGGGCCACCCATGGCCGAGCGCACTTCAGGCGAGCGCATGAGCATCTCGATGGGCGTGCCGTAGGCGGCAGAGACGTCGCGCAAGACGGCTTCGCGGCGCAGGTTCTCCATGTCCTCGGAGAGCTTGAGGTTGTCGTTGACACCGGCCACGTAGCGGATCGCTTCGGAGCGCGCGGACTCGCGCGCCTTGGCCATCTCGGTGGCGAGGCGGGCGGTGATGTCGGAGCGAGAGGCGGTCGCCTTGGTCGAGGCGTCCATGCCCGAGCGGATCAGGCCAGCCTCGTTTACGGAGGCGACCCGGTCGGCCATGCGGTTGATGTCGTCCACGGCGACTTGTTCGCGGCGCGAGGACTCAGCGGCGATCTCGTCTTCGCCAAGGTAGTTGCGGCCCGTGCGCTCGCCCATGCGGTTGAGGGCTTCGCTTGTGGCATCGCTGAACCGGCCAATGGCGGAGTCGATCTGGTTGCGGCGCTCGACGTCGAACATGCGCTCGGCCATCGCCTGCGCGCGCATGTTGCGATACTCGCTCTCTTGGAAGTTGCGCTCGGACCGGCGCTGGTCGGCGGCGCGTTCAAAGTTGGAGGCGTCGCGCTCGCTCTCGGTGCGGGCGGTGCGGCGGGCGTCTTCGAGGTAGCCAAGGGCCTGAGCGCGCTCGCTCGAGGCGACGCGCTGGCCACGCTGGAGCTGGCCAATGTCGAAGTCGCGCTCACGCTGGGCCACGTCGCGGTTGTAGTTGAGGTAGGAGAGGCCCTGATCGCGCTCGGTTTCGAGGCGTGAGATGTCGGCTTGGAACCACTCGATCTGCTGGGCGCGCTCTTGGCGGGCGACCTCTTGGGCGCGGCGCAGTTCGGCGATGGCCTGCTGGCGCTCGCTGGTGGTGATGCGCGCGTTGTTCTGGAGGGCCGCAAGACGGCGCTCGTATTCAGTCTGCTCGGAATAGTCGAGGTCTTGAATACGCTGGAGCTGCGCGATGCGCTCGACCATCGCCTGCTGCCGGTCGCTGTCGACAAGACGGCGACCGTAGTCGCGCTGGTCGAGGCCGAGCATGGCGTTCTGGAGGTTCTGGTCTTGGGCGTAACGGAGGAGGTCGCCCTCACGACGGATAAGATCAGAGCCGATGCCGGTCTGGGCACGGATCAGTTCCATCATGTCGCGCTCGGTTTCCCGGCGCTGGGCGGAGTCATACATCGCCGCCTCGGCCTGAGCCTTGGCAGCGCCCATGCCGAAGATGCCCCCGAGGACACTGCCTGCTGCGCCAAGAGCTGCGGAAAAGGCCATGCGCTACTCCTTACAGGCCGATGCTGCGCGAGAAGGCCGACGTCGGGTTGGAGCGCATCATGCGGACCAAGTCCTCGTAGTCGGTGTTGCTCACGGGCTGCATGCGAAGGTTCTGGAAGAACCGCTCGATGTTGTTGCGGGCGATCTGCTCTTGGCCAGCACGGATGTCGGCCTGTTCGACCTTGGCGCGGTTGGTCGCGTCGGTGGTCAGGCGGTTGCCTTCGGTGCCAAGACGGGAGCGGATGCTGGTGATTTCGTCTTCGGCCTGACCTGCGCGATACTTGTTCACTTCGGCTTCGAGGGCAGCGAGCTGTTCGCGGGTGAGCGCCAGCTCGCCATCGTTGAAGAAGGAGCGGTCACGGTTCTGGCTCAGGAGGTCACGCGCTTGCGTCTCAAGCGCGGTGCGCTTGCTGGCAAGCTCAGTCGCACGCTGGTCAGCGAGGCCAAGGGCGTCGGCGAAGGAGCGGCGGACGTCGGCCACGTCGTTGCCTTGGAAGTAGGCGAGGTCGTTGAGGGCAGCTTCGGCGGCCCGGCGCTGGCCATTGATGGCGTTCTCGTCCCAGAGTTCGGCGGCACCAATGGCGCTGCTGATGCTGCCAGCCTTCGCGCCAATCTCGCCAAGACGCTGGCTGCGCTGCTGGCGCAGGGCATTGAGCCGTTCTTCGGCGGCGGTCAGGTCAGCCAGTGCGCCAGAGAAGTCGGCGGTCAGGGCCGAGGAGAAGCCCGACGCGCTGGAGCGGGCACGCTGGATGTCGGCGGACAGGGCGTTGAGGTTGCCGTCATTATAGAAGTCGGAGAGCGTGGCCGAGCGCAGGATGTCGGCGGCGCGGTCGCGCGCCGTCTGGGTGGCGGTGCGCACGCGCTGCTCTTCAGTGCTGCGCTGGTTGAAGAGGTCGGCGATAGAGCGGTCGATCTCGCCGAAGCTGTCAGTGAGGTCGGTCGGATCGAAGGTGAGTTCGGTGTTGAAGCGGCTGCCCTCGCGTTCAAGCGCCGAGAGTTCGGCGTCGAGCGCCTTGAGCTGGTTGAGGTCAGCGATGTTCACGCTGCCGGTGCGCTGACGCAGGTCAGCAAGACGGGCCGCGAGGCTGTCACGGAACTGGGCGATGCGCTGTTCTTCAGCGGCGCGGGCGGCCCGGCGCTCATTGATCGTGTTGCCCACGACGTCGAGCGGATTGAGTTCTTGGCTGAAGTCGAAGCCAAGGGCCGACGAGAAGCGCGAGGCTTCGTCGCGAAGCTGCTGGGCTTGGCGGGTCAGCGCGTCGAAGGCGCGCGGATCAGCAATCCCAAGCTGCATGGCTTGGGCTTCAAGCGCATTGGCGCGCTGGAGCAGCGAGTTCTCGAAGTTCGCGATGCGCTGCTCTTCGGCCGTGCGCTGGCCATAGAGCTTGTCGATCTGCGAGTTGACCTCGTTGTAGGCGTCCAGTTCGTCCGTGAAGTCGACCGAGACGTCGCTGTTGTAGCGCCGGATGTTGCGGGCAGCGTCGTCGATCTGCTGGTCGTAGGCCTTGATCTGGTCGATGTTGCCAATGTTGAGGCCGGACAGCGAGTTACGGACGGTGTCGAAGAGACCCATCTGCTGCTGCTCGAAGGCGCGGTTGCGGCCGACCTCGGCATCGCGACGCTGGCGCAGGCCGGTGAGGCCCGAGACGATGTCGTTGTAGTCCTGCTCGGACGAGGTCTGGCCGAAGTAGTCGCCAAACTCGTTGCGCAGGAGCGAGGTGAAACCGCGCCGCTGGTTCTCGATGCGGTTCAGTTCGGCTTCGATGCCATTGATGGCGTTCGGATCGCCGATGCCGATGTTGGCAAGACGGGCTTCGAGGTCGCCAAGGTTGCCGCGATAGCCCGTCTGGAACTGGGCAATGCGGTCGAGTTCGGCCTGACGCTGCTGGCGCAGGGAGGCAAGGCCCGAAAGGGCGGTGTCTACCTGCGAGAGGTAGCCACGCGCGCCGTTGAGATCGGGGTTGATGAGGTTCGGGATGTTCAAGCTGACCGTCTGACCCGCATAAGGCGTGGTCACGACCGACTGGAAGTTCGGCGCGGTCAGGTTGAAGCCGGTCAGGCCGTTGAAGGTGAACGTCTCGGGCTGCGGGTTGAGGCTCGGCGTGCCGAGGTTGCCGAAGCTGAAGTCGGAGCCAGTGTTGAGGTTGACGCCTTCCCACCACGCCTGACCCTTGCCAGCACCCGAGGGGACGTCACCAAGGTTGGTGCCCGTCTGGGTTTGGGTCTGGGTCTGGGTCGGCGCGGTGCCCGTGAAGTTGAAGGTCCACGGGTTCGCGGCTTCCTTCTTGAGATTGCCCCAAAAGTTGTAGGCCTCGTCGATCTTGTCCTTGTCGGCGATGGTCAGGTTGCCGAACTTCGACATGCCTTCGCTAACCTTCGAGCCATAGTTGGCGAGGTTCGTGTTGAAGGCGGTCGCAGCCGCGTTGTATTTGGCCGCCTGCGCATCATACTGACCCTGCTGCGACTGCTGGAACGCAGCCTTCTGGGCCGAGTAGTCGGGCGGGGGCGGTGGCGGTTCGGGGCTTCCGCACATCTCAGATGACCTTCTTCAAGATTGGGCCACGGTAGGCGTAGCCAAGACGCTCATAGACGGAGGCCGTCAGGTCGTTGTCGATGTTGGCAGCGACTCCGATCACGACTTCCAAGGCTCCAACCTCCTTGGCCCACCGCTCGAACGCCTTGATGAGCGCAGCGCAGGTGAACCCACCACGAAACTCCGGCGCGACATACATGGCCATCTCGTGAGCGACGCGGGCGGTCGAGAAGTAGAACCGATGCGCGACGCCAAACTTGAAGCCCTTGAGGACGCCGTCCTCGTTTTGAGCCATCAGGACAACGCCGTCGTCCGGGTTGTTGATGCAGCCAAGGAGGGTCTGCATCAGCACGTCTTCGTCAAACGGAATGTGGGTGAAAGCGGACTCGGCGTGCATCCGCTCGGCCAGCTCCCTCACGGCCCATGCGTCCGCGAAGTTGGTGGCTCGGCGGATCACGGGGTTACGGACGCTCCGATGGCCATGTCGAGGTCGGTTGCCCCGGCAACGGCGGTGATGATGAAGCCAAGCGTCTTGGACGCGCCGGTAGCATCGACGTCCTGCGGAGTGTCCGGGTTGCCGCCCTCGCCGAGTTTGATTTCGGTGGGGGTCGTCGAGACCGAGAAGGTCGAGCCGACGCCAACGCCGTTGATGGCGAGGCGGGCCGAGCAGGTGCCCGACGAAAGGCGCAAGGCAACGGAGTCGACGTTAACCCGCTGGTTCCACAGGCGCTTGACCGAGTAGGTGGTGTTACTGGCAGCACCCGAGACGACGCGGTCGTAGGTCTGGCGCGAGATCGAGTTGGGGAGCTGGGCTACGGGGAGCTTGGCGTTGCTGTCGAGGGTGGCCACGCCGTTGGCCGCTCCCTTCTGGGTCAGCGGAACGCGGCTCGAAAGATCGACTTCGGCAAACTCAAGGGCGGTGCCGGTGCCATTGACGCGCAAGACGAGGAGCGCGTCGCTTGCGCCATAGCTGGGCAGGGCGTCGCTCGGGTTGGTGTTGAGCCACTGGCTGCCGTCGTAGAACTTGAGGGCGTTGGGCGACGAGGAGGTGTCGAGCCACAGGTCGCCCGAGGCAGGCGAGACGGGGGTCGAAGCCGAGACGGTGAGCTTGGCCGCTTCGTTGAAGAAGGTGGTGAGGCCAGCGACCTTGCCCATCGGGATTTGGCCGTCGGCCACGCCGATCTTGGTCCACTTGACGAGGCCAGTGGTCAGGTCGCAGAACTGCTCTTCGAGCATGAGGCCGGTGACGGCGGTCGTGAGGGCGTTCTCGATAGCCATGATCGAGACGAGGCTGCCCGGCGCGACCGGAGCCATGAAGGTGACAGTGTCGGTAGCGTCCGACTTGGTGTAGTCGTAGAGGCCACCCTCGCGCTGGAGGATGCCGTTGACGAAGACAAGCAGGACGGTGCCTTCTTCGTGGGCGAAGGGGAACACGGTCTGCGGCGCGACAGTCGTGTAGTCGACGCGGTTGTAGCCCGAGACGATTTCGGTGCGGACCTTGAAGATCGAGACCTTCTCGGTTCCGGCGAAAGGCGAGTTGAAGACGACCGCACTGGTGCCGCCGGTGCCGCCGGTCAGCGAGAGGGTATAGTCCTTCGATGCGCCTTCGGTAAGGAGCAGGCCGTTCTCGAAGACGATGACGGTGTCGGTGGCGGCGAAGCTGTAGTCGAGGACGGTGGCGGCAGCGGCCGGGCTGTAGTCTTGGCGGGCATAGAGGATCGGCGCGCCAATCTCGCCGACGACGGTGCCGGGTTCGCCGCGCAGTTCGTCGAGGCTGACAAGAAGCTGCCAGCCGTCTTCAGGGTCGGTGTATTCGCCGATGCGGACTTCGATGCCGGTGTCCGGGTCTTTGCGGAACTCGATGGGGCCATCGAAGTTGCCGTCGTCGTCGAAGATGACGCTGAGCAGTTCGGCCAGCGTCTTATTGCCCAGCTCAGCCGCGTTCAGGTAGCGGATGAGGGACTCCATCTCCGAGTTGATGTTGCTCGACGAACCGTAGTTCTGGGGGTGGAGCTGGCGAAGACGAGCCATTCTTACTTCCTCAAGACGACGGCGAAGCCCGAGAGGCGGAAGAGGCCCTTGGACTTCACCTGAAAGCGAAGCTGGAGTCCCCGGTAGCGGCGCTCGAACTTGACCTGATATTGACGGCGCAACGCTACGTCGGGGAACTGGTTGTCGTCGTCCGTCTCCTCGATTTCGAGGTTGAAGGAGCCAAGGTCTCGGCCTTCGTCATCGAAGGCGTTGACGATCATGTTGCCCTTGCCGCTCGCTTGGATGATGAGCGCAGTCGACTCCTTCGTCCCGTCCATCTGGCCATGCCAAAAGATTGGGGTGGTGAAGGTGATCTCGGGGTTGAGGCCGTTCGTGGCATCCTGCTTGAGGACGTCATAGGTGCCGCCCTTGGTTCCGAGGGCCATGAGACCGCCGAGTGTGGCGGCGGTGGTGACGTTGAAGCCCGAGGCGGTCGACCACTTGGGGACCGAGCCTTGGCGACCAGCGGCCATGGTCTCTTCATCGGTGGTCAGGGTCATAACGAGGGTGCGAACCTCGCCAGTGCGGAGTGGGAAGATGATGCGATACTGGTTGTTGTCACGGTCCCAGACGGCGGTGATGCGCTGCGGATCGGTGACGTTGGAGATGAGGCTGTTGTAGAGGCGCTCGACCTTCGTCGACATCGGTTGGGAGAAGACGGTAATGCCGTTGTCGACCGAGCGGCGGATCGAGTGGACGCCCGAGCGGGAGCAGAACAGGACGTCCGTGCCCGCTTGGACGATGGAGTTGTGCGAGACGCAGCCGATCTGGATGTTGGCGCGGTCCTCGATCTGCCACTCGTTGATGTCGGGGTCGATCTTGTAGATGAGGCAGCGGTCTTGGGTGAAGATCGCAAGACGGTTTTGCTCGAAAGTGCCGAGGCCAGTGATCTCGTCGGCGGTGCCGAGGAGGTTGCCAACGTCGATGTAGCCCGCGCGCAGGACGTTCTCGGAGTCGTCCGGTTCTTCGTCGGAAAAGATGTCTTGGTTGTCGACGCGCGAGATGTCGACGATGGTGCCGCGACCGACCATGCCAGCCACGCAGAGGCGGCGCTGGACGGCGACAGCGAAGGCCGGGCGATAGAGGGTAAGCGACTTGCTGACCGACGGCTCCCAGAGCGTGCCATCGTAGAGCCAAGGCTGGAGGCCTTGCGCAAGGTAGAGCGCCTTGCGGTTGAAGACGACGGAGCTGGGGTTGGCCGTCTGGGGCCAACCCGGATCGGCGGTGTGCCCGGCGTCAGAGTTGAAGTGGGTGCCGTCACCCCGGACTTCTGCCCAAGACAGGAGGGTAGGCGCGACCCAGCGGGCGTGGCTGACAGGGAAGTCACCCGCGCGCTTGAGGATCGGCGGGTCATTTACGATCTGGCCGCGCCAGTCAGCGTAGCCATTGTCGAGCGTAATGAGGTGCTGCTCGCGCCCCGTCTCCATGGCGGTCGGGTCGCGGCTGTCGTCGAGGCCCATGAAGCCCTCGTAGGCGGAGGGTTTTTCGGGGAAGCCCTTGGGCGAGCGCGTCGAACTCACGACCGGCCACCCCGGCTGCCGTCATCCACGACGGTCATCTCGATCTTGCCATGGCCATGGAGGATGCCCCAGAGCTGCTGGTTCATCGTGCGGGCGAAGTTACCGATGTAGGCTTGGACCTTGTTGCTGCCCTGCTGAAGCGCGTAGTGGTAGAGCAGGCCAGCGATGATGATCTGGTCGGGGAGCGGGCGCTTGTCGGTCTGCGAGGTGTAGTAGGGCAGCGGCCCGATCAGGCCATTCTCGTAGGCCTCGACGTAGTAGGGGTGCGCGCGGACCTCGTCGATGATGAGGTTGGCGAACTCAAGGAACATGAGGAGAACTTCGCCGTCGACGGACGAGGCGGCGAAATCGCCGTAGCGGCGCAATGCCTGCATCGCGAGCGTTTGCAGGTCGGACGTGGGTTCGCTGATCTGCGGGTTCAGCACGCTATTGGGCATTGCGCCGCTCCTTCGGATTAGTCGTCGAGGCGCTTGACGCGGCCGATCTCGACCCAGTGATGGCGGTCATACTTGTGGGCGTCGGCAGCCGGGACACGCCAAGCAAGACGCTCACCCTGCCAGCGCATCGAGGGCAGAGCGCCGAAGTTGAAGCTGACGGGTTCCTTTTCGACCGACACGAAGATCACGTAGTCGTCTTCGCTCGGTGCGCTCGGGGATGCGTCCTTGGGCTTGCTGGTGGCCTTCGGCTTCTTGGCGACCGACGGGAAATCGTCTTCGGGAGTTTCGGCTTCGGACATGAGATGCTCCAAATGAAAGGGCCGGGGAGTGACCCCCGGCCCAGACATTGACCAGTTTGAGGGGATTGGTCGTCCCCGCCGGTTAGGCGATCTTCTGCCAGCCCTTGATGTAGGTGTGGACCTTGCCCTGAGTCAGTTCGAGGCCGCACTCCGTCTGGTAGGCGTGCTTGATGACGTCTTCGCCGGGGTTCTGGATGTTCTCCAGAAGTTTGGTGTCCCGGTTCTCCATGTAGCGATACTTGAGATACGGGAAGTCGATGATGACCATCGCACGATCCATCGCGGTGATCTGACGGAACTGCGGGTGCAGGTGGATCATCAGGTCGCCAGCGAAGGTCTTGTAGTTGGTCAGGTTGACGCCGTAAGCGCCCTCGACGGTTTCAGGAGTCCAGCGCGACTTGGCGATGCGCTGGAGGTTGGCCGCGACCGTGGCACCGCAGAAGGCAATCTTCTGCGACGAGCCGTAGGCGAACACGTTGCTGATGAGGAACGCGTCGAACTCGGCTTCCGTCATGATGTTGGCAGCGGCGGTCTGGGTGCCGCTGGAAACGTCGATGACGTTGGTCAGCTCGTTGATGAGACCGCCCGTGGTGCGGAGCGGCTGCGCGGTCGAACCGTTGGTTTCCGACTTCTTGCCGAAGAACATGGCACGCTCGATGTCCTGCATGTGCAGCTTGAGCGCCTTGGTCATGGCTTCTTCCAGCTTGTTGCCGGTGCGCAGATAGGTCTCGTTCTGGGTGCCAGTCACCGTGAACGTGGTCTTGAAAATCTGCGTGTAGTTGCTGGCAACTTCCGAGTCGAAGGTGACAGCAGTCGGCACGTTCGAGCCTTCAGTCGCGGCAAAGCCGATGATGTAGAGTTCGTCGGCGTCGGCGATGGCCACACCGTTGGCCTGACCCACGGCGCGGGTGACGGCGAGGGTGGTGGCGGTGGTGTCGGCGGTCACGCGGAACACTTCGCCGGTGCGCAGGTTGGCGACGAGCGCGCCAGCCACGGCATAGACGTTCATGTTCGAGGCAGTCAGGGTGATGTTGGCGGCGGTGCCCGAGGCCGGGGTGCCAGCAACAGCGCCCGAGACAATCAGCTTCCGGTCGGGAAGTTCGTCGCGGAAGTTCTTGTATTCGGGGTCGTCGGTCGACTCGCTCGACGTCATGGCGAGCAGCGCGTTCAGCGGCGCGTTGCCGTTCGGTTCGAGCAGGGTGAAGAGTTCGCGGTAGTTCTTGGGACGGAAGTCGGTCCCGAACTGGCCGGTGCCACGAAGGCCTTGGACTGCGATAGACATGGGTATTCTCCAAGCGTGGGCGCACTTATGGCGCTGCGAAAACTGAGGGTTTTGGCTCGCATCGCAGGGGAATGCTCATCCCTGCATCGACACTTGAAGGGACTTTCGTAGCGGCTTTCGCGGCCCGACGTCGTCTTCCAAGACGGACGTATAAATGAAGACGGGAGGGGTGATCGTCCCCTCCCGCTAATTTTTTTGAGTGGTTTTTGATCCTAGCCGAGACGCTTCTGCACGACGGAGCTGGCGAACTTGTCGAACATCGGGTTGCCCGTGCCTTCGCCCGGAGCTTCGCCCGACGGCGCAGCCGGAGTGGAGGCGAGGCTGCCGCCCGTCCAAGCCTGACGGCGCTGGTTGATGGCAGCAAGACGCTCGAACTCGGGCGAGTTCATGTTGTTCTTGAAGTCCTTCATGACCGTGATCGTGAGATTGGGGTCGACGAAGTCTTCGAGGGTGTAGCCGCGCTCGGCAGCGAACATCATGAAGTTCTCGGCTTCGGAGTCGGGCAGGCCAAGCTGCTGCTGGGCACGGTCGACGTTGTTGGCGATGTTGCGCTGGATGGAGGCGATCTGAGTTTGGCGCGCGTCCTGCTGACCAGCGCGGGCGGCGTCCGCGACGCCCGCGCCCGTCGCGAGGACTTGGGCGAGCATCTGCTGCATCTGCTGGAGCTGCTGCGCGACGGACTGGTTGCCCTGCATCATCTCGCGGTAGCCCGGCGGCAGAGTGGCGGCGTTCTCCTGCTCCCACTTCGAGAACGGGTCGACGTCGGCGTCCTGCGTCTGGTTGGCGCGGCCAGCGTCGGCGTTAGGATCACCCATCGTCGGGTTCTTCTGGCCAGCCTTCATGGCGTTCATCATGAAGGCTGCGACGTGTTCCGGCTTAGCGTCCGGGTTGTTCTGGAGCATGGCCTCAACGATGTCCAAGACGGGCTTCATTTGGGCATGCTTGTAGTTGAGGCTGGAGTAGCGCTCGCTCATCCCCTTGATCTGCTCGGGGGTCATCTTGCGCTTCTTGCCGTCGCCCATGTCCACTTCGTAGATGATGGGGTCAGCCGCCATCTTGCCGGACTCGTCGGCGGGAGCCGCGCTGGCCATGGCCTTGTCGGTCGAGGTGTCCTTTTCGGGAACCTGCGGCTGAACGGCGGGGGCTGCGGGAGCAGCCGGGGCAGCCGGAGCGGCAGCGGCGGCGGCAGGATCAACACCCATCTGCTTGGAAGCGATGGCGTCAATCATTTGGGCGGGGTCGATAGGCATTATTCAGTCTCCTTGTTCCCGGCCGTGGCGGGGAGTGTTGCTTCTTCAATTGCAATGCTGCCCTCAAGACGCTGGATCAGCGCATCGGGCAGGTTGAGAAGTTGGTTGGCGGCCCAGATTGCGCCGCGCCGAAAGTTGATTTCATCGAGGGACATGTTGGCCGAATTGGCGATGGCCAGTGCGGCTTGGAGGATTTCCGTGTGCATCGTTTCGGAGAGGATTGCCCACCCACGCGAGGCAAACAGTTTCTTGAGTTCGCGTTGGTTGGCTTTGAGTTGGGTGAGGCTGGTCATGAGGTTTACTGGGGCGTCGAGAAAAAGGCGGTGAGGCTGGCGGAGAACTTGCCGATGATCGCGCCGATGGCGCTGAATGCACCGCCCACCAAGAGCAGGGTCCGCCACCCGCCGCGTGCTTCACTCAACGTCTTTTGGACGTCGGCGAGGCCCGTCTTGAGTTCGGTCATGGTCGTGGTGAGCATCTTCACCTCTTGTTCCAGTTGACCAATGGTGCGGTAGAGATCGGCGTCGGTGGGCATGGCGTCCTGCGGTGGCTTGCGTCTTGTCACTGGGTAGCGTCTCGCTAGTTCGACTGTCGTCCGTCAGAGACCCAAAAAGGCGATGGCAACGAGAGCGATCAGGACGGGCGGAACCACGTCCATGAGGGAGGGGAGGTTCCACACGCGTTTGTCGAAGCAGCCCCACCACGGCATGTTTGCGCGGCGGCCCAGACCGAAGGTTTCGATCCAGCGATATTCGGCTTGGGCAAGTTCGCGGCCAATGAAGTAGTAGGCCATGAGCAGGGCAAGGATGGCAGAGCCGTCGATCACGTAGCCAAGGGCGAGGGCGATCAGGGTGACGACGGAGTGGGTAAGGTCGGCGAGCTTCATGGTGGCTCCTATGTGGCGTCGGCGGTGAGTTCGATGGTGGCGGAGTCAATGGCGGTCGAGCCGCCGAAGGGGCGGATTTCGATGGTGAAGGTGCAGGTGCGGTATGTTCCGGCGGTGGCCGTGAGGGACCATTGGCGCAGCGCATTAAGTCGGAGCCACGAGCCGAAGGTGCCGGACGGGGTCGTGCCCGAAATCATCGTGGCACGGACCTCGTAGTTGGAAGTGGAGATGGAGGGCAGGACGACGTCTTCGAGGAAGAAGCCGGTGCCGTCGTAGGCCGCGCCGGTCGTGCGGATTTCGTAGGTGGTGGTCGTGGGCGTGAGGCCGCCAGACGCGGTGTAGAGCGACTGGTTGGTCAGCGAGATGCGGTCGCTGGATGTGCCGAGCAGGACTGCGAGGACGCCAGTCATTAGCTGAGACCCGAGCCGGAGATGAACCAGCGCGTCGCCGTGATCTTGACGGCGGTCGCGATGCCGTTGGGAGCCAGCGTGCGCGAGCCGGTCGTGCCGAAAGGCGACCAGATAAGGGTGTCGGAGTTGATGGCGATGGTCATGTTGCCCGAGCCATCGTTGACGAAGGTCAGGGTCGCACCGATGGGGTAGGCGACCGAGGCGTTGGCCGCGATGGTCCACGTGGCTGCACCGCCCGAGTTGTAGAGGTGCTTGCCCATGTCGGCCAAGATGGTGGTGTAGGTGCCGGACTGCGGGTTCTGCGGGACGCCCTTGTAGCCGACGGCGGCGGCGCGGGCGGGCGAGGTGACGTCGCCGTTGGTGTCGAGGACGAGCTTGTTGGTGGAACCGCCAGCGTCTTGGAAGGCAAGGTTGGTGCCGCGCAGGTAGAGGGTGTTGGTGTCGGACGCGAGGTTGCCGTGGTTCGACGAGCCAAGGAAGAGGGTGCCGACGATTTCGACATTGCCGTTGACGTCGAGGGTCGAAGACGGCGACGTGCCGATACCAAGGTTGCCCGCAGCGTCGAGGCGCATGCGCTCGGCGTTGTTGGTCTGGAAGATCAGCGGCGTCGCAGCGATGTTGTTGAGGTAGGTCTGACCGCCGTTGACTTGGATGCGGAAGGTCTCGACGCCGTTGGCGCTGAACGAGCCAATGGAGCCGGACGTGCCGTTGATGGTCAGGCCGCCCCAGCCAGCGTTGTTGACCGGGTTGGTGCTGCCGATCCCGAGGTTGCCGTTGCCGTCGATGCGGGCACGCTCGACGTCCTGCGTCTTGAAGATCAGCGGGGCGTTGCCGATCTGCGAGATTTCGAGGTTGCCGGTGCCGGTGTTGTAGATTTGGAAGTGGCCGTTGACGCCCGCGTTGCGCAGGATGCGCGCCTCGAAGTCGGTCGCGTTGGTCGCGTGGAGGTCGATGTAGGTCGCGCCGCTGCCGGTGCGCAGGCCGCCGAGTTCGAGGGCCACGTCGCCGGTCGAGACGCCGTAGCCGCTAGTGATGGAGCCGGAGGCTTGGAGCTGAGAGGCGAAACGGAACGTGCCGTCCGAGAAGAGGGTGGCTCGCTCGACGCCGGAGGAGACGAAGGCCATGGACTGCGAAGGGGCATCCATGTTGATGCGCAGGTTGGCGTTCGCACCATAGCTGACGTAGGGCGTCGCGCCAGCGCTGAAGCTCAAGATGGGCGTGCCAGCGGCGTTATAGGTGACGAAGTTGTCGTCGGACTGGTGCGTGAAGGTGGTCGTGCCGGTGCCAGCGAAGTTGCGGAACTGGAGGTTCTGGTTGTTGGCGATGCGGACGTTGCCGCCAGCCACGTCGAGGCGCGCGCCGGGCGAGGTGGTGCCAATGCCGACGTTGCCACTGGAGAGGCGCATGACCTCGCCGTTGTTCGAGTAGAACTCAAGCTGGCCATCAGCGCTGCTGAACATGCCGCTGTCGGTGTCGCCGGGGCTGCCGAAGGCGTAGCCGTTGTTGTTGACGCCGTTTGCACCGGGCGTGCCGCCGCGCGCGCGGATGCCGCCGTTGACTTCGAGCGAGGAGCCGGGGTTGGTCGTGCCGATACCGACGAGACCGGACGCGGTGACGCGCATCCGCTCGCCGGTGCCGTTGCGGGCAAGGGCGAAGGCTGTGTCGAAGTAGATGGTGTTGAGGGTCGCCTTGTTCAGCAAGACGTCGTTGTCAAACTGAGCAATGCCGAACGCGCGCATGGTGCCGCCGACATCGAGACGGAAGGCGGGGGAGGCAGTGCCGATGCCGACTTCGCCGGTCGGGGTGATGCGCACGCGCTCGGCGTTGCCAGCGAGGAAGGCCAGCGCGCGGGCTTGGCCGGTGCCGCCGTTGGTGTTGCCGATGTTGGTGACTTGAGTGGCGGTGTCGACACGGATTTCAAAGCGGTCGTAGTTCGCGCCGAAGACGGAGGTGCCGTTTTTGGGGGCGAAGAGCGCGAAGCCATTGGTGGCGTCGGTGCGGATGATGGCGCTGCCGCCGACGTCGAGGTTGGACTCGGGGGTCGTGGTGCCGATGCCGACGTTGCCGTTGGCCTGAATGCGCATCCGCTCGGTGATCGGGAAGCCGGTCGCGAAGGCCAGCGCGCCAGCGCTGATGTCGTCGGTGGCAGTGATGGTCGCGAGGTTGGATGCGCCGGAGGTGGCGAAGCGCAGGCGCATCGAGTTGGTCGAGCCGAGCTGGGCGGTGCGGTCGACCGAGTTGGTGTTGCCAATGGTGAGGTCAGTGGTCGGCGTGGTGCCGAGGCCAAGCTGGCCCGAGCCGTTGATGAAGACGTTGTTGTTTCCGACGGTCTCGCTGATCTGGAGCAGGCCAGCGGTGGTGACGGACATCGTCCAATCGCGGGTCGTGGTGTCGGTCGCGTCTTCGAGGCGGAGGCCACCCTTGAGGTGGAAGCGGCTCTGCGGGTTGGTGGTGTTGAGGCCAAAGTTGCCCGAGGCGTCGAAGCGGCCCCACTCGGTCGTGCCGTTGGAGTGGGTGAAGCGCAGGCCAGCGGTGTTGTTGGCGACGGAGCGGAGTTGGGCACCAGCGGTGCCCTGCCGGATCACGACGGTCGCGTCGCCGGAGGTGGCGAAGACGTCGATGCTGGGGAGGGTGGCCGCGCCGGAGAGATTGAGGGTCGTGCCAGAGAGGCCGCCAGTCAGTGTGCCGCCAGCCAGCGGGAGGTAGTTGGCGAGGCTGCTGGAGAGGCTGGTTGGCGAGACCGGCGTGTAGCCCAAGACGCCGGTGATGTCGCCGGAGATGAGGGTGACGGTGCCGGTGCGGCCATTGAACGAGGTGACGCCCGTGGCAGCGAGGTTGACCAGCGGATTGAACTTGGTGCCGTCGGGGATCGCGCCGGTCGAGGTGTGCGGCGTGTTACAGATGTAGACCGTGTCGTTGTAGAGGACGAGGTCAAGGCGCAGGTAGGCGGTCGAGGCGGCGTGCGTGCCGCGCTGCCGGAAGAAGGACGAGTTGGCGACGCTGACCCAGCCAGCGTTCGGGTCGATGTAGTCGCCCGTGCGCTGTTCGAGGACGAAGGTGGTGGGGTTGATGCGCAGCGACCAAAGGTCGGAACGGAGCGCACCCGTGTCGGCACGCCACAGATCATCCAAGATGTCGGCGAGCGTGCGGCTGCCCTTCTCGGCCGCTTCGAGATAGGCGTCGAGAACGTGTTCGCCGGTGGCGGCGGACTGAAAGCGGAGCTGATCGCCAGAGGGACGGGTGGTGGTCATGGCCTACTCGTTGTTCAGGTGCCGCGCGAGCGCGGCGCGAGTGATGGACGCGCGGTCCAACTGTTCGAGTTGACGTTGCTTGACCTTGAGTTCGTCGATCTCTGCGCGGAGATCAGTGAGGGTGTCGGAGTAGAGTGCGCATTGAGCCACCATCAGCGCCTTCATCTCGTCGATGGCGGGCTTGATGATGAGCGAAGCCTCTTTGATGGCCTCTTCGACCGCCTTGGCTTGGCTGACGAGGTCGGGGGCCACGTAATACTGAGGGGCGCTGGGCGGCGGCGCAGAGTTCTGCGCGTTAACGAAGGCGGCCAGCGTCTTGCGGACGTCTTCCAGTTGGGTCTGGAGGCGGTCGAGGCGGGTTTCTTCAGTCATTGGCGGACCTGCTGACGTGCGGGGATGAGGTTGCCCTTCTGGATTTCCTGTTCGAGCTGCTGCTGCGGCATCACGGTCGCGCCTTGCGCAGCCTGCATGAGGGCCATCTGCTGCGAGGGGGAGGGGCCTTGCTGGCGCTCTTCGGGAGAGATGCGGAAGCGGTCGAGATCGGAGATGCCGAGCGCGCGGATGCCCTCTTCGGCGATCTTGCCGACCTTGTATTCCATGTTCAGGCCAGTCTGCGACATGATCTGAAGCATGTTCATCCACGTCTCGGCGTTGCGGGTCGGCTCGATGGGGAGCGTCCCGTCAATGACGAGGTAGTCGACTTGACCTTGGAGGTCTTTGGCGACGTCAAAGTCGATGTAGCCGTCCTCGACCATGTCGGAGAGTTGCGACGGCATGGACTCAGGGTCGATCTTGATGGAGCCGGAGTAGGCGAGGGCGTCTTGGATGTTGCCGACCATCATGTTGACGAGCGGGCGGATGGTGGTCGCAGAGATGATGCGACTGAGGACGCCGAGGCGCTGGGAGCCGAGCTGGGTCAGGCGGGCGATCTCGGTGGCGGTGCGGATGCCGTCGGCGGTGGGCATGCCCTGCTGCGCGTCACTTGCGGCGGAGACGCGCTGCTTGAGTTCGGACATCGCTTGGATGTCCTGCCAGTGGCTCCGGGTGACGTCGGGGACTTGGGCGATGAAGACGCCGTCGCCGGGCTTCGCGCCGGGCAGGGTGCGCACGACGCCCCACGGGTTGCGGTTGATGAGGTCGCTGATCGAGACTTGGGTCGGGTCGGCGAAGATGAGGTTGTTGAGGGCCGCTTGGACGTTGTCGATGCGGCTGCGCAGCAGCCACGTCGCGACGTCGTGCATGGGCAGCAGGATGTCGTAGAGCGACTGCGAGTAGGTCTTGTGGCTGTCTTGGTAGAGACCCCCGATGACGGTCGGGAACTGCTGGCCATAGGGGTTGATCTGGAAGCGGATCACGACGTTTTCGTCGAGGATCGTGATGACCAGCCAGATCATGTCGATTTGGGGGATGCCGATTTCGTAACCGGCCATGCGCACCCACGCCTCGTCGACGACGCGGGAGTCGCCGAGGGCGAACCAGTTCTGGTGCGTGCGGCCTTCGAGGGGCTGGGCCGGGTCGATGGAGAGGCCCCGCCCTTCCTCGCGGTGGAAGCGGTGGCCTTCCCAGCCATTGACGGGCGAGGACTGGCGGATGCGCAGGGCCGGGAACTGCTTGAGCTTGGGGTAGAGGCCAGAGGAGGCGAGGGAGTTGAAGGCGAGGAAGTCAGAGAAGATGATGTAGCCCATGTTCTCCCAGTCGCCCCAGTTGACGCGGGGGTCGGGAAAGCAGCGGCGCGGGTCGAAGTTGATGATCCGGTTTTGGTTGGTCTTGGCGTCCCAGATGACCTTGGTGGGGGCAAAGCCGTAGCGGATCGAGTCGAGCAGGAGTTGGGCGATGCGGGCTTCCGCGCCGGTGCGGCGCATCTGCATGTGCAGGACGCGTTCGAGGATCGGGGCGACCTTGCGCGATTTGCGGTTCTGGCCTTCGAGCTGGAACATCGGATTGCGGCCGGTCAGGGCCGCCATCATGTAGGTGAGGACGGTGTCAGCGATGGCGCGCGTGTCGGCGATGACGGCCTTTTCGCGGAAGGAGGTGGCTTCGGGCGGAACCCAGACGTCGTGCGCGCGGTCCGCTTCGAGCCAGTGATCGTAGCGACGGCCAATGCGGCGGTGCGACATGTCGTGGCACGCCTTGATGTAGGAGACGATCTTCGCTTCTTCATCGGTGGTGAGTTCGGCGGAGATGTCTTCGTAGGCGGCGAGACGTTCGGCGAAGCGAGACAGGTCCACCACGACGCCATCGTGGTGGACTGGGCCTGCTGAACGATAATTGGTGGTGGAGACCGCGTTCATGCGGCGACATTGTCGTGGAGATTGGAGGCTGTCGTCCTACTCGCCCCAGCCACGCCAGATGTTGTTGAGCGGGGCCAAGGAGCGCTTGGCGAGCGCGGCAAGGCTGTTGTCGTGCGCGGCTTGCAGGGACTCGAAGGAGGGGGCGTTGAAAGACGCGGACTCGGGCGAAATGGCCATGCGGGAGAGGACGTCGAGGCCCATCGAGAGGGTGTCGACTTGGTCGTCCTTCGCGCCCGAAGGGAACTGGAGCGTTTCTTCGAGGAAGGCGTCCAGCCATGGGGCGGACTTGGGCAGGAAGACGCGGCCACCCTCGATGAGGGGGGTGACAGCGTGGACGCGCGAGACCTTGTCGCGGCTGACGCGGTAAGGGATCACGGAGACGCCGGACTCGCGCCGGAGTTCTTGGAGCAAGGACTGGCCGGAGGCCTTGTCTTCGACGTAGAGGCCACGCAAGCCGCGACCGCGCCAGCGGGTGTTGATGGCGACGGCGCGGGCCTTGAGTTCGGGGAAGGTGAACTTGTCGCGGATCACGTCGAGGATGTAGATGTCGCCGTGGTTGTCGAGGCCCATGACGATGAAGACGGAGTAGTCGGCCTGCTCGGTCTTTTTGAAGGCGGTGTCAGCCGCGATGATGACGATGGGCAGGCTTTCGATGCGGTCGTCGTAGTATTGCCACCAGTTTGAGCGGATCAGGTTGCCGCCCGCGATGTAGGGGGTCTGGAGGTAGAGGGCCGCGAACTCGCGCTCGTTGAGGCGCTTGCGGCGCAGAAGTTCATTTACGGGGAAGCGCTCGGGCCAGAGGGCTTCGTAGTTGGGTTCGTTGGGATCGTCGGGGTTCGGCTCGTCTTTGAGGGTGAGTGCAGGGAGAGTGAGGTGCCCCCACTGGCCGGACTTCCACTCGTCGGTTTCCATGAGGCGGCCCGCGAGGTCGTCGGGGTGCCAGCGGGTGAGGATCACGAGCTGCTTGTGCGGCGTGAGGTCGACTTCGGGCTGGAGGCGCATGGCGAGGGCGGAGGTGTAGAAGGACCAGACCTTGTTGCGCTTGGTGGCGGACTCGGCGTCTTCGCGGGACTTGATGGGGTCGTCGATGATGAGGAGGGTCGCGGGGCGGCCCGAGGTGGTGCCGTCGAGACCAATGCCGAAGTAAGCGCCGCCAGAGGTGGTGCGCCACTCGTCGGCGGCTTGGCTGTCCTTGCGGATGCGGAACTCGGGAAAGGCCTTCTGGGTGCGGTCGTCCGAGGCGATGTCGCGCGTGTTGCGGCCGAACTCCTTGCCGAGTTCCGAGTTGTAGGAGGTCGACATGACGTAGCGCGTCGGATTGCGCGCGAGGTAGTAGGCCGGGAAGAGCTTGGTGCAGAACTCCGTCTTGGCGTGACGAGGCGGCATGTTGACGACGAGGCGCTCGACGACGGTGTCGAGGGAGACTGTGGGGTCGCAGCCTTCGGGCAGGCCACCGAGATCGCGGTGGGTGAGGGTGCCCTTCTCGAACTTGTCGAGGATGTCGACCAGCTTGGTCTGGAACGGGGCCAGTGTCCACGTCGGGCGGTGGAGCGCGACGAAGCCAGCGAAGCTGGTGGCGGCGCGCTTGAGGCGGAGGAGTTGTTCAGCCGCCGCCGCGATCTCGGGTGAGAGCTTAGCGGCGGGCGGCATTCAGACGGGCTTCAACGAGATTGGCGCGGACTTCGGGATTGTGGACCGTGTCGATCATGAGGCCAGTGATGGCGTTCATGAAGGCGCGCGCGCGCTTCGCGGGGTCTTCGATGGAGGTCAGGTCAGCGCGGGCAAGAGCCGCGCCGAGTTGGTCAGGCGTCGCGCTCGATGGGATCGGCAGCTTCGGGTTCAGGATGTCGGTCATCTTCCGCTTCCAGAGAAGGTTGGAGCGGCTGATGTTCGATGAGAATGCCGGAGCTGTCGTCCTCGTCAGACAGGGCCATGGCCCGCGCTTCGGCGATGAGGTTTTCGAGTTCGTCGATGGACATGTCTTCAGGGCGAGACGAGCGAGTCTCGTGCATGACGTGCGAGGCCGAGAGGTCGGGCAGGACTTTGCCGACAAGGATGCCGAAGACGCGGGCTTGGGTGGGGGTCCACGACTTGCCCTCGTGGCCCATCACGACGCCAATGGCCTCGTCGAGGATTTCGTCCATCGCGCCAGCGAGCTTGCCACGAAGGCGCTGGGCCTGCTTGGGTGTGAGTTCGGTCGACTTAGACAAGGTGCGTAGAGCCTTCATTGCCCGGACCAGCGGCGGGGTCTGGTAGAGCTTGGGGTATTTCTTCTTCTCGCGGGTTCTTCTCCCATTTTCCGGCGGCGGCGTCCACCCGACCTTGCGACGGCAGTCGACAGAGCAGAACGCGCGGTAGGGAGCCGCGCTGCGCGGGACCGAGAAGACTGTCTGGCAGCCGGGACAGGTGATCTTGGCCCGCCCATAGAGCGAGGAGCCGTCGCCCGCGCTCGTGCGGACCATCAAGATCGTGCTGTCGTGGAGCAGCTTGAGGCGGTCAGGGTTGCCGCCCTTGAGGAAGCGGCGGCCATGAGCGCGCTTAGGCTGCATTCTGCGGCGTTTTCTGGGCATGTTGAGCCTTGGACGTTTTCAAAATTACCCGCGTATCGCGAGCGACCGGGTGACTCCGATTATGCCCGAACGCGTCGGCGGGGGCCACCCTGCCCCGCCCCCCTTCGGGGGCCGAAACGGCACGTTTGCGGCACACGGCACGCGGAAACCCGCACAATTCGGGGCAAACCATTCCCCTGAAAGGGGAGCCACCGATTTGAGAACAAAACCTGAACATTCCCATTTCAGCCTCTGTAAGAGGCTGAAAACATGGG